GATCTAACACAGTAAAGAGGGGTGCCACGTGGGACATTCACCTCTGTCTTGTGACAACGATAGGCACCATTGATTGATCTATACCACCTACCTAAAGGAAGTTCAGCTGTAATCAATTCCATCCCTGTCTTATGATGAAGTTCAGGATGGGGTATCATCTCGACCCAAAGATTTTTATTTGGTTTTTGTGGCCAAAACATCATACTTTGCGCCCATTGAATGACAAGAAAGTCTTTAAAGTTATAAGGATTTGAAGACTTCGCACTGTCGTAAGATTGTATCTTACCTTCTTGCACAAACATATAGTCTGCACAATTTTCTCTGGGAAAGCTGGTGTCATAGACTAAACCATCTGACTTCTGCCACTTGAATTTTATATCAAGTTGATTGAATACAACAAAAGTATTAGCCCAATACTGTTTCCAAGCAGGACACTTGTAGTATGAATTTTTTTGATGTTCCTCTTTGTGATACTCTATGTATTTCTGAGGAGGAAGATAGTACTCAGGAATGAATAGAGGGTGATGCATATCTGTCTGAGCAGGACTATTAGTTGCTTTGACAGTTTGATAGTTAGGGTTGTAAAAAATCTTAGTCATTTCCAGAATTTCATAGGACACTTAGAAGGGTCGTCTTTCTTGAAAAGGTTCCAAGATCCACCAGGCACCCATTGTTTAAAAGCTTGATGTTGATTCAATCTAATCTGCAATTCTTTTGGTGGTTTTGGTTCCGCCCATCTTCTCAAATTATATGCGTTGTTCTTACCACCTCTAAACCTCATAGTGTATAGGGGTTGCCCTCGTTTAATGTTAACCTTACTACCGTGTGCTTTAAATGCAGGATTAGCAGGACGATGCCACCTACCAATTGGATACTCTACACTGATAAACTCAAGCCCTGTATCGTGAAAAGTATCTGGCCAAGAATTCAATTCAATCCAGACGTTTCTTTCCTTTTTAGGCAACCACATAAAGAGCAGTTGAGGCATTTGAAAAACTAGATTGCCTTGATATTGACAACCAATATAACTACTGCTCCACAACACACCGTCTTCATAGATTTTACCTTCATTAATGGTGATGTGATCTCGGAAACCTTTTCCCTGAAAGTTTGTCTTATTAATAAGACCGCTCTTCATATCATATTCTAGATACAAATCAGTCTGACTGAACACAACCCACGTATTCGCCCAATAACTCCTCCAAGCAGGGCATTCATCATAGCTGTGACCCTTATGCTCTTCAGCAGCATAGTCTAGAGCACGCTGAGGAGGGATAAAAGCGTGTTCAGAATGCAAAGGGTGGTCCCAGATGCAGGTATTGACTCTAGGATCTTGCTCAATATATCCTACTGGAGGATGATAACAAGGAGCGTAATTAATTTTAGTTGCCATATCAAGTGCGGGAGGATCCGAACATCCTCATATCTAAGTCTGGGTCAGTAACGTTTTCGTATTTAATAGCATAGGTGTAGCGAACGTTCTCAGAGAATGGAGTTGCCCTATGCCAGATAGCACCATCAAAACAAACAGCTCTATTAGGTAAAGGCAATGAACCATAGGTATGATCTTCACACCAGAACTCAGTGCATCCACCTTCGTTTCTTTCCCAATGATGTTGAGGGTAGTACAACACAGTGTAAGCTTCTAGTCCATCAACAGGGACAGTATCGAAGTGCCATCTAGGACACTCACCAGGAAAGAATACATTCACATACATACGAATGCAATCAAAGTCTTTTGTCAAGCAACTGAAACTATCTCTAGCAACTTGATCAAACTTTTTATAGATTGGTTCGTGTTCTCTAATGTTTACCGTAAGACCAGTAGGTCTATCAGGTCTGTCATCATATTCACCCCAACGTGCTGAGGTATTGGAAGCATACAAGTAAGACTTATAGTGATGCTTGTCTTCCAGAAAATTGTCTTTTGTGTATAATTCCATAACAGGTCAGGTAGGACTCGAACCTACAATCGGCAACTTAGAAGGTTGATGCATTATCCATTATGCTACTGACCCAAAAAAGAAGAGATCAATTGATCTCTTCGTCAAGCCATTCGCTGAATTCTTCTATAAGTGCGATGCAGGATTGAGCGTCGTTACGCTCTGAGTGATAATCTAATCGCTCGATAATGTACTTACTAATTTCACTCTGATTCATAGTAGTCTTTTCGATAGTACCTCCCGAGGATGTTGCTATTATAGAAGGCAGGGATGCCGTCTGTCAAGCTCTCGGTAAGAACGTTATTAATGAAGAGTTGGCGGGTCTCTTCGTAGTTGACTCGCCCTGGAGTGGTGTGTAAGGAGAGGATTTCTCTAGCAAAAGACTCCCGTCCATACGTTCGTACATCTTCTGTAAGCTCTGGACAACTTCCATAGTACTTTCTCCAGTTACTTTCACTTGTAACTCTTCGCCGCTTTGCAGTACCACCTGTATCTCTAGGCTTTCGTTTTTGCCAGAAGTATTTTCTACCGATGTAGGAACGGTTGGTGGTGCTACAGGTGATTTTGTAGACAAACCCGTAGTTGTCCCCAATAAGAGACCCATCAAAGACGCTCCCACGATACATCCAGGGATTTGGATACGGTTCACCCATTTCATAATCTTAAATTCTCTCATTGATATTTAGTATGGTTTGGTAAACGTGGATTGTGTTTTGCAAGGGGATGTCAATCTCCTTGTGCTGCTCTATTATATTACAATAATCCAACCAGCGCAAGGAAGTCTTGAGAGGTTCATCAAACTCAACACCGCCCATAAACCTCACTCTTCTCTCTCCCCTGGTCTCGCAGAAATTGTATACTATTTCCTCTGATTGCTCACCAATATTACGGCGAACAGCTTCTCTAGTTATCACTAAACCAGGTACATAAAATTCTGTACCATATATTGCGTGAAAAAGACCTGCACGTTGTTCGTGTTCAGGTCTTTTATAGTCGTGTAGTAGTTTGTATACTCCGATAAGATGTGCCAGAAGGTTCCTACTATCGTGAGGTATCTGTTCACATCCTATCTTACGTAGGAACTCAATCTCCTTTTCCATTTGGTTGCCGTAGATAACGATACTTCAATGCAGACAACCGCCAAGCTTGCGCTAAGGACTTAGGTCCCTTCTTAAGAAGAGTTTCCTCTTCCTCAGTGAGAGGGAACCTTTTGTCTAACAACATTCTGCGTTTCCAATAAGGCATTACAGAGAAAATCCAGCAAAAGTATCAGCTTTGACATCTTGTTTGATGCCACCGATAAGATAAGACTCAACCTCTGTCTCCTGTGGTGCCACCTGCATACCCTTAGAAGAGATCCAATGCTCTGTCCAGGGCAGAGGATTGTTGCTAGCAGGAACATCATAAACAGGTTTGATACCAATCGACTTCATACGACGATTGGCAATCCACTCAACATACTGAGCAAGAAGACGGTCATTCAGACCTAGCATCGATCCATCTTTGAACAGATACTTTGCCCATTCTTTCTCCTCATCAACACATTTTTTAAAGCAAGAAAGAGTATACTCCTCTTCTTCTTTAGCAATCTCTACCATCTCAGGGTCGTCCCCTTGCTGCCACTTTTTGATAATGTTTTGAGTGAGGACAAGATGCTGGTTTTCGTCTCTGGCGATGAAAGAGATAATTTTAGCTGATCCTTCCATAAGTTTGAGTTCAGCAAATGCGAAAGAGCACGCAAACGAGACATAGAATCTAATCCCTTCCAAGATGTTGACATTGATAACTGCACGATAGAGTTTACGTTTAAGATCGCGGAGAGTCCACTGCGAAGTGGGAGAATCTTTGAAATCATCTCTCCAAAGGTTGCCTGTACCATACTCCTGCGCCGCATTGATGAAGTCATCATAAGCTGCAGTGACAGACTTTGCTCTCTCTATGATTCTAGCGTCATTTGTGATGTGGTCAAGTACCTCAGCAGGATCACTATAGACATTCTTAATGATGTAGGTGTAGGAGCGACTATGAATCATCTCCATCATACCCCACACGGTCATTGCTGACTCAAGTTCGGGTAAGCTACAATAAGGACCAAAAGCCATCCCAGGACCACGCCCTTGTACAGAATCCAAAAGGATCTGATACTTAAGATTGGAGGTAAAGATGTGCTTTTGTACATCATTGAGTGTCTGATAGTCAGATCTATCTTTCTGGAGAGAGACTTCCTCGGGTCTCCAGAAATAACTGAGCTGTGTCTGAGTAAGTTTTTCAAACACAGGATACTTTTGAGTATCATATCTTTGAACACCAAGTGGGCGTCCAAAGAACATTGGTTGCGAAGTATAATCGACAGCATTTTGATTAAAAACGGTCATTCCTTCTACTTTAGATGGTGCAACTGTCACAGTCTTCTCCTTCCGTTTGTAATATTTGTTCTAACAAAGTTTTCTCATCAGGCACATCATCTGTTTTGTTGTCGTATGTGTTTTGATAGTAAGAAGTCTTCCATCCATACTTGTAAGTCTTCAGGAGATCCTGTGCCATTACGGAAACAGGGACTTCACCGTTATCATAGTGAGCTGGATTGTAACTCCAGTTGCCAGAAATTCCTTGGTCAAAGAATTTTTGGAGAATAGCAACGACTTTGATGTAACCATCATTGTCAGGCATATCCCATAGCAGGGTATAGTCGTTCTTGTGCTTCACATACTGAGGCACAATCGTTTTAAGGACACCCTTCTTACTCTTCTTGACCGTGAGATAGTCACGAGGAGGTTCGATACCATTCGTAGTGCCACAGACGACGCTAGAGGACTCCGAGGGCATCTGAGCAGTCAGTGTGGAGTTGCGAAGACCGTGGTTCCAGATCTCGTCACCAAGTGCTGCCCAATCCATCTTAAGCTCAAACTTTTGGTTCTTGTCATCATAACAAAACTCGTCAATATCAGTCTTATATGTATCGACAGGCATAACCTTACGGGAATACTTTGTCTGTTCAAATGCCTCACAAGGACCATACTCTTTAGCAAGTTGCATCGATGCTTCCAGCAAATAGAATTGGAATCTCTCTGCCAAAATGTGCACTGACTTGTGTGCTTCCCAAGAATCGTATTTGAATCCAAGTTTAGCAAGGTAGTGTGCCAAACCAATGAAACCAATACCTAGGGAACGACGTTGACGGGTGGAGTTTTCTGCAGCTTTGACAGGATACTGTTGATAATCAATCAATACATCCAAGG